CTACCAAAAACTTTTTATTGAATGGTACAATTTGTCCCTGTGCAGCTTGATGTGCTGGCCTTACTCTTGCATCCCTTCCGCTAATCCATTGTTTCATCATTTCGGATCCTGCAAATATATCGGATGCCGATGTCAATGTCGCATAATTGGCGGCATTTGTTGCCTCTGTGCGGACCAATCTCTCTGATTGATATTTAGAATATCCAGCAAATTGGCCTTTTAAAATGCGCGCTTTGCTTTGTGATCCTTCCTTTTGGAAATCAGGATCTTTCATTAAACGTGTAGTGACTGCAATCAATGTATTTTTTGCTGTTCCACTCACACCTGTAACGCGTTGGCCTGCTATCTGATTGCCTACAAATGCAAAACTATTTGCCCAAATGGCTTGCTGATTAGGTAAATTCAATGCTTTTTTTATGAATTTATCAAAGTTTTTGGCATACCAATTGGCAAAAGTTAATCCAATATCCTCATACAATTTCTCATATAGCCGTGTCAATTCAGATTCCTTAAAAAATACCTGAACATCTGCGCTTGACAATGATCCCTGTCTGATGAACATGGCAATGGCCTCATCATATTGACCGTTGTAATAACGTTTGAATTTCGCAATTTGATCACGTTCAGCTTTGGTTAGCTGTCTTTCAAACTCAACGGCCCATGTGGCCTTTACTGATTTTACCTGCACTTCCTGCTCCCATAGCGAATTGCATACAGCAACACGTTGATCCATGCTACTGAAATCCGATTGAATATTCGGATCAATAACGCATCGACCAATGAAATCTGTTCTATCCTCGGCAGGATTAGGTGCAGGTAATGGCATATTTATTTGGTTTCAAAACCGAAATCAATCTCTAATGATTTTGGATTCTCTAATGAATCGATTGACACGTTTGCTGGTGCTAAATTAGCTGGGATGAAATACTCATCCATAAACATATTCTGATCATCACGGCCATAGTTCATTGCCTCACGTTTTTCGTTAGGTGTTACCCACCATGCGGCAGCCATCTGTGCGACTAATTTATCTACCTCTTCTTGCAATTCAGATACCGCTGTGAAATCGAAATCCAAATATAAGTTTTCACCGTATGCTGGAACCAACCAACGATTTAACTCATCACGAATTTTGATCAATTCAGGAATTACAGCATTTTGGTACAAAGCCTTTTTAGCTTCCTTCATGTTGTTATACGATGATGAATCTGTGTTGTTTAGCAATTGTACAGGTATGTTGTAAATATTGCAAAGGTCCTTAATCGATGCGTTGTATTGCTCGATCAATGCTAAATCAGCAGCAGGTAAACCAAAATTCACCCATTCCAATTCTTTTGGTGTGATGATAATATCACCTGCGTTATTGGCTCCTTGGTATTGCTTTCTGAATTTGTCCTTCATTGCTTGCGCTTGGACCTCAGATAATGTTCCATCCTTAGAAACCAACATACCGCGTGATGTTTGGTTTTGTAGGTATTTAACACCTGTGATTGTTGCCTCATTGTTGGCTGTCAATACACGCAATCCTGCGCGCAATGGTGACTGACCATATAAGTTTGCGCCTGCGCTGTTGTACTCAGGATTAAAATCTTTGATGTGACACACGCGTGAAGGATCAATTGTTTCCATGCTGTTATATTGGATTTTATATCCAGCAACAGGATTCATGTAGCCATTTGATAAGATCTCAACAAGCTGTGAAGGTAACACATATAATTCCGTGAATTTTTCAGTATTTGGTCCCGTTTCAGGTGACAAACCTAAGATAAAACGATCACCTGTTAATTTACCAAACGCAATTAAATCAGTCATCCATGATGAATATGATTGCTCAGGATTTGGTCTGTTCAATAGCTTAACCAATGGATTAGAATCATCAACCGCCTCAAATGCTTGTTTGCGCAAAATGTTTGATTTTAGGATTGCTGATCCATCCATGTGCGTTGATGTGATTCCCTTGTATTGCTTTGCAGCTGTCGATGATTTTACCTCATATACCTGAAATGGTACGGTGGTGGCAGCCTTAGCAATTAGATTCACGATCGAATAAACCGTGGCATTTCGCTGGTAGCCATCGCGAATAAATGTTTCATCATTATCAGGATTGAAAATAATTCCCTGTCCTAACCATTGGAACATCAATTTGTTATAATCTGCCGATGTGCCTGATAATGCCTTGATGATGCCTGACCGCACCTGATCTATTAATGATGCCATTATTTGCCTATAATTTTTTTCCAAAAATAACCATTAATTTGATGGTTAAGATTAAACGCGTTTATAAATTTGAATTTACACAATAAAGAATGATTTCAACAAATTACGTTCGATCGCATAGGCCGTAATATCCACGTGTTCATCATGTTTTGCATTTGGAAACGTGCTGACCTGTTGCAAAAATGCTTCGTTCCAATTATCGCGGACCAAAAATACTCGGCCACCTTCAACAAATGGTGATGATGCGCGCGCCCGTTCAATTTTTGAATACCTAACAAAATCTGTTTTTAACTCGGACACGTTCAATGTAGTTTCCCTTCTTAACAGCTGGACCAATGATTTACCTGATGCCTTTGGCTCAATTAATATCTGCGTAATATTTAACCCTGTACTTTCAATGAATTGCGCGATAAAGTTTTTCAACTCAGGCATTTCCAAATATTTATCGATCGATTTGTAAATGTACAAATTTCCGTTGTGTGATCCTGAAATCTGAATACCTGTCGGATCGTTTCGTGTGTCCTTTGTGTACGCACCATCAATAAACATTTCCCAATTTATTTCACCTGATAATTCTGCCTTATCAACTATTCCAAACCAATCCTTTCGCCATTCTCCACCTTCCTGTGGTGATGGCTCCTGCATATATTGGCCCGAAAATGTATATCTATCCGCTTGCCTAATCTGCTCTAACTCTTCAAATGAATGTTTGCTTGGCCATAATGCATTGTTTTCATCATCCAATGCTGACAATTTTAGGTGATGCCATTCCTCACCACTACCTCCATCCAATAAATATCCTGTCAAATCATCCTCATGTAATCGTTGCATGATTACAATGATCGGTGTGTCACGATCGTTTACACGTGATCTGATTGTCGTATTGTATCTGTTATTGATGAATTTACGTTTGACATCTGACACCGCATCATCAGGTTTCAATGGATCATCAATGATGATTGCTCCACCTGATCCAGCACCAAAACCTGTAATAGCTCCACCTGATGCTGTGGCATATACACCGCCTCCGCTTGTCGTATACCATTTCTTTTGGCTTTGGCTATCCTTTTTTAATTCGGTTCCCCAAATGTCTTGGAATGCTTGGCTTTGAATATAGTCACGTGTCAATGATGAATTATCTAATGCCAATGAATCGGAATAAGACAGGTGAATAAATTTGGATGATGGATTTTTTGCAATGGACCACGCGATAAACATTTTCACAGCAATTTCTGTTTTGCCGTATCGTGGTGGTATGTTAATGATTAACCGTTTTATTTCTCCACGATTTACAGCCTCCAAAGTTTCTGCCAACTTTACGTGAAATGGCGCAACTTCAAATTTATTTCCTGTGTTTTCTTTAAAAATGTAACGCGTAAAAAACAACAAGGATGACTCACATTTCTCTTTTATGATGTGATTAATACTCATTTTCAAGTATTTGTTCAATCTTATTTTTTGCCTCCTCAGACATTTTACCACCTAATTCCAAACCACCATCGTGTTTGATCTCTGTGCGCTCAATATAATCTCGCTTTTTACCTTTGGTTTTTAGGTAAAAAATGGTGGCCGTGGTGTTGCCTTCTTTGATCTGTTTGTGCAGCTGGCTTTCAGCAAAATCCAAAACCATTTCAGACAACTCATCAATTTCTTTTTTGTACTCAGGATCAGTCTGCATCCATAGGTAATGTGTGCTGCGTGGAATGTCAACAATCTTACAGGCAGATGTAACTATGCCCAATGTCTTTTCCATCGCATCAACCATGCGTTTTTTTTGCAGCTTTGTGTTGTCCTTCGTTCTCATTTTTTTAGATAGCAGTTCAATCCCTGCTCAATTAACTTGTTGTATTGCTTTTCACGATCATCTAAATCGGCACATTTCACCTCAATTATAAACGATTCTTTTGGCTCACTTGGCTCCTTTTCATCGGCCAATGGTGCAAACATAGGCAGATCAATGCCCCATTCAATTAAATCGTTTTCATCAAAACAATTGGCTAAAATATCGTAATCCCATTCCCCAAAACCAACATTGTCTTTTATGATGAACTCAGTCTGTTGATGTGCTGTCAGATGTCCAGCTTTAATCACAGGCACACGTTCGATTCCAGCTTCTTTGCAGGCTCTCAATCTCATGTTACCACCCAAAACAATCATATTTTGATCTACGATGATTGGTCTAAGATCAAGCATTTCGGGAAATTCTTTAATTGATTTCACCAATTTCTTGAACTTATCATCCCGAATAAACCGTGGATTATTCGGATGTGGAATCAGCAATTTGATATTTACTAACTCAATCATTTGTATTTTCTTTTGCTGTCTTTCCTTGCTTGATTTATTTTGTACATCATAAATCCAATAAAAATTATTTCTAAGATGCCAACAATTATTCCTTCAATTACTAAATGATCCATGCGTTTAGCTGTCTATGCCGAATACAATTTCAATATTAATCCAAGATATTATCAACACATCATTCCTGTTTCTTGATGGCAAATTTATGCTGATCCGTGGCAATAATTCCAACGTGTGCCGTGTCTTTTTAATTCCAAAATAAATCATAACAAATTGTTTTTGTAACGCGTTAAATACCAAATGGCTTTGTCAATGTCCTCACGTTCATTGTGTTTCTTACCACTTCGCAAGATATATTTTATTGCGTTACCCTTGTGAAATCCAAGTTCAAAACTTTCGATCACATCGATTGACTCAATGCCACCTTTTGATTTATAGTGTGGAGGCTGATTTACCATATCCACATCGGTCGAATAATTCATATTTATTTATTTAGGTTTTGCAAATGTAATTATAAATCTGTTTCAATTCCGTAGGATACCAACAATGAATCCAGCTGTGCATCAAAACCAACGGCCCTGATCTCATCCATTTCGCTGATCTGTAATCCAATCCGATACATTTTCAGCATAATGGTGCCTGCGTCTCTGTACTGCTTAAATACGGTGTCCGAATGATTATTATCACGCGTAAACACCAAACGTTCCTTTTTGATCAGTTCATTTTGAATATCCTTCAATTTGTAATTCAAATAATTGTCTTTGAACTTTGATCTGAACAGGTCAAATTCAATCTGATCAATTAGGGATGAAATTAATCCCATGTAGATCATGATATTTTCAGTTTCACTTTGTGGCTTGCTCATTCACTTTTTGTTTTAAATTCCTAATCCTTTGATAAACTGCACGTTGTTCCCGTTCGGATCCATGCTTTAATCTTGCTATGCTCGTTTGCAGAAACAGCAATGGATTTTCAATCGTTTCCCATGCATTTACTTTGATCGGATTGATTAATGTTTGATTTTCAATTTGCTCTGTGGCCCATTTGATGGCCTGCTCTCTGTGGCTCATATATTATCAAATTGTATTGCAAGGCTTAACCATGCAATTATTAATGTTCCACTTCTATATTCTCCGCCCCAATTTCTGTAATATGTTACAGCTGGTAAGAATTCAAATACATTTTTTTGTTGTATAAATTTCATATTTTAGTCATTTGTGCGTTTAACATTCCATCTTTATATCCATCTGCGTAGGTCCTTTCTTGCCGTTGTTCAATACGATATTCACGGATCACAGCTACCATTTCATCAATGGACCTGACCACCTTGTATTGGTAGCCATTTTCCAAAACCTTTTGCTCAAATATTTTCTGATTTGGCTGCTGGCGATTTTTGCCCACCTTAACTTCAATAAACAGGCCATGGTATTTGCCATTTGATAGCGCGACAAATAGATCAGCAACACCAGCTTTGACACCTTCCTGCTTTAATTTTGCAGCCACTTTAATGTTTCTCAGGCCACCGTTAGGTATGGCAAAAAACTCATAACCACACAGATCCAAATATTTGCAGATCGCAACCTGCAATTTATGCTCATCTTGATTCATTTTAAATTAGGTAAATATTTAGGATATGATGTAATCCCTGTTGGCTGTACTTGAAATGTGTAAGATTTACGCAATGTCATGACATTAACAGGCTCAGGTATTTCAGGTGATTTGCATCCAATAAGGAGCAAAAAAAATAAGTATCTCATTTTATTATGTCCATTATTGATAAAAAATATTGATCAGCGCGGATCCAATTACCACCAATCCAATCAGGATTACAATAAAAATTGGCTCAATTTTTCTCATGATTGCCATAAGTTTTGTCGTAATATTTTAAAGCAAAAGAGGGATTATCTACATCGCTTATTCCGTCAGATTCATCTCCAGAAATCCAAGCATTTATTATCTGCTCTTTCTCCATTTGTTTGGCTTTTTCAATTATATCATTGTAACGTGCTCTATCATTTAAATACAATTGATTAAAAATCCAATCTACTGCTGTTTGTTTAGTTCCCATATTATTCTTCAAAATATTTAATTTGATTGAAGTTTTCATCCATTAATCCTCTGCTAATTAAATATTTAGTAGCATCTTGTAATACAACTCTGCCATATTGATTAATACCTCTTTTTGTTTTTGTACAAAAAAATAAATACCAATAAGATTTTGTGTTATACATTACCATAGAATCTTTATCAATTTCAACTTCTTCTAAGTCAAATCTTGGATTCATAAATGATATATCAAACGAATAATTCAAAGTTTCTTTAGTTTCCATTGCAGATGTGATTAGATTTAAACGTAAATGCTTTACACCCGTTGTAAACATAGCTGGAATCAAAATCATCATGAAAATGATCTGATTTATCAACAGGTTTTGACTGATTTTGTACAGGAATCTGTACATCATTTGGATAAATTAGCATTGAACTGATGCCAACGAATGCAGCAAATAGTAATGTTTTCATATTATTGTTAGGTTAATGATCTACAAATGTAGAATAAATTTAAATAAATTCACCATTCTCACCGATCTTGACATCCATCTCAGCCATCATAGCAATCAATGTGAGGTAGCATTGCTTTTTACATTCAGCAATAAGTTCGATTTCATTGGTATAACGTGGCTGCAATTTTTTATAAATCTCACGTTTTTTCTCAATTGGACAGGTCCAAATCTTATATTTGATCAAATCATCGTATAGGAATGATAGACCATATTCGGCCCATTGCATTTTCCCTTTTGTTTCAGCTGATTTTTTAAATGATTCTGCGTGATCATTTACATTTTTAATTGCCATTTTTTTCAACTCATCATCAGATGGAATTGGCTTTGGTGCCTCGATCTGCTTTGGTATGTTTTTGGTTTCCTGCCTTGCATACTCGATGTATGCATTCATGATCCTGCCAAAATATTCACAGCTAAAATTCTCATAACATTTAACATCTACCGTAAATTTACCAGCGACTGCCATTTCAAATGCCAATTTGATCTCGGATAATGTCTGATTTGCGTAGCTGGATCGAATGAAACTGATCAACACATACTTTTCCTCATCTGTTGGCAAATTGTTGCCCCTTAGGCCAACTATTATCATGACATACCTCAGTATTTTTTTTAGGTCCTCATCATCCAGCTGTCTGATCACAGGCTGATTCTGTGCCTGAACAATTACAGCTGCTTGACCTTTACCAATTTCTGAGGGCTTCCATACGGTCAATGCTTGTGCCTCTTGGTTTGTCTGTTGATTTTCCATTATTGAATTTGGTTTTGTTGGTCATCCACGTTTTAATGCGTCTGCTAATGTCAAAATATTTTTCGTTTTCCCAACGTTGTTTACCTCTTTTATCAGGCTCGGTCCAATAGCTTGAAAAGTTTTCATATTCATCACCTAAATCAATGATGTGTGCTGAAAGCATTTCATTAAAATCTACTTTAATTTCTTTTTCTTTTATTTCATTTACTTTACTTTCCTTTCCTTTGTTGAACGGTCGTTCAACGGTCGTTGAAATTCTCTTTTCTGCGGAGGCTTTCCCAGCTATTTTGCGCTGTTCCTTCATTCTGAAATATGGCTCCAAGTAAACCAACATTTTTGGTGAAAAAAATTTGTGATCATCATCAATTTCAAACAACTCATAATTACAAATAGTCACTTTTATTTTTGCCTCAGATACACCAAACTCATCTGCTAACAAATCCAAATCTGACAAAGGATACATCAGATCCTGTTGTTCTCTTAGTGTTTCTAACAGCATAAAATAAATGCCATATCCTTCAACTCCAAGTTCCATTCGCAAACGTCTGATTTTTCGGTCATGTCTTGCGTTGCAAAAATGCGGGAAATAAAATGCTTCTTTTTCCATTTTAATATTGTTTACCTAATTCAATTAATTTATCAATACAATCAATTTCTGCTTCTTCGTATGTTAAATGGCCCAATAATGATTCATCTGATGAAATACAAACATCAACTATTGGTTTAAAAATTATCCACTTCCATCTATAACCACTTTGTTTGCTTGCATGAATTTCTACGTCTGAAATTATTGAGTATAAATTATATTTATCCCTAAAAAATTTAAATACTTGTTGTTTTAGTGGAGCAAGAGCATAGTCAAAATCGTTTTTAAATGTTTGGTAAAGGCATCCTGTATGTAATAGTCCATTATCAAAATCATACCATCCTAATGTGTCACCATCAAACCCTAATTCCTTTAAGGCTAATGCTTGCTCATAACTTACAAATTCTTTTTCCATAAAATTTAAATAAAAAAAAGCCTGAATGCGTAGGAGTGCAAACAGGCTTCGTGGTTTTTAAACCAAATTAATCACCTGAGAACTCCTACCCTCTCAGCTGATTGTGATGTAAAAATAACTAATTTCTTGGATTACGCAATGGCTTAAAATTAAACAACCCAGCAAATTGCGGAAACTCATTGACAAACTTACGCGCATAATATGCCGTGTAATTATTACCGATTTTGTACGGCTCATTGGTTTTCACCTTATGGTGCCAACGGATTTCCTCACAGATCCTTTTTGATCCAATTTTTCGGTATCCATTGTTGATTAGATCAACGGCAATCATTTTGTACAATTCCCACAGATGTGGATTCTCTTGATCGTATTGCTGAAAAGTTTTCATAGGTTCAAAAATTTAATAAGCCATGCCACTAATTTGAGAATTGGCTCGATGATTAAAATATAAACAACTGATAGAATGGTCCAAAAGACCATAAAAACCCATACAAAAAATTGTACAATTATGTATTTCAAAATGTCTGATAGCTTTCTCATATTCCAATGTTATCATTTAATTCCTTTGGTGTCACCGTGTAACGTTCTGATAAATACTCAATCAGATCAATGTCTGATTGATGGTCCCAATCCTGTGGCATACGTCCATCAACGATGGCGCATTTGAGCATTACCACGATCGATGCGATACGCATTCGATTTTGGCTTTCTTGATTTAGTCTGTTGTTGTCCATGTAATTTGCGATAATTAGCTTCTAAATTATTTGCTATGTGGATCATCACCTCATTATAGGTGTACCCAAGTTCATTTGTTGTTCTCATTTTTTTACGTATTTAATGACATTCATTACAGGTATCCCGATCAAATGTCGTGCTGGATCAGGATGTTTAAAAAATAATGTGCGATTATCATCAGTCACCTGTACTAAAATTGACTTCAAATATCCTTCATATCGGCCCAGCTTGTATGCAATTTCATACGTGGCACCGATCTCGATGTCACGGTGTTTCATGGCTGAATCCTTTACGGAATAAATGGCTTTTAATTCACCATTTCTTGTTGTGTATTGACCTACTATTTTTCTCATGGTTAAAAAGTTAAGGTCGACATTTCTATCGGCCATATGGTTAGAATGGTAAATCATCTGATACAGGTAATGATGCCTGTGGTTTTATTGGCATCTGTGACACGATCGCTGGCGCAGCTGGCTGATTCTTTGTCGGCAGTCTGAAATTACCTAAGATGGTCATTTTTACCTTTGCATCGCGTTCCTCTTTAGTAGGTGATTGCGTTACGAAACCGTAGTTTCCATACTGATCCATTTCATCGTTTAAGAAACCTGAAATGTTGATCCAACGATTTCCATTTTTGTCAGTTATATAACGTGACTCATCTAATTTACTTTCGTTTACTGAAATTGTTATAAGCTGTCCCATAATTATTTGATTATTTTTTTAATTGTTGTTGTACTTGATTTAGATGGCGGATAAAAATCTGCCAATTCACCTGTTTCCTCATCCAAAATTGTGGACTTAGATTTCAATGCTTTGCAGAATGCCTCCACCT